CAATAACCGCATTTAAAATTACACTCATTACCAAAACTAACTTCTACATATTGCGGATTAACGTTTGCCATAGGATCTTCTTTAATAGCATCAAAACGTTCTGGTGTATAGATACTTGCATTACGTTCTTTACGGTCACTAATGTAATCTTTACCCATACATTCAACATTCCAACAATAGTTGCAACCACTAGGCTTTTTGCCGTCTATCATCATTTGACGTTCTGCTTTTTTCTGTTGTGTGTTATGCAATGCACTTGGGTCTGCTTCAATTTCATGCAATGGTATTTTATGCGGAGCAGGGTGATAACAACTGTGTGTTTCTCCTGTACCTAAGTATAGTGTTGTATGATGCCATTTGGCCAAACAGAATGTAGGACTTAGTTCGTCCATGATAGGTATGAATTTTTCTATTCTTTCCTTATCGTGCATTAAATTGTTCCTTTAACCAATCAAAGTCATTTATTTTACGTAGGTTATCTGGCTTGTTACTGTTTGCAACTCCGTAAGCTCTACCTGCTTTTGCTCCGTTAAGTGCATACTCTGCAAAAGTTCCTTTTGCTTCTTTACACCAAATATCTAAACGTTTATCAGTTTCTATGTTATCTTGTCTATTAATAGCTCTACTTGCTAGTTTAACACATTCTCTAAATGCACTTTTCCATGTACTATATTCATCTGTATCAAACACACTAATGTTACTTACTTCGTTCATAGCTTTAAACTTTGGAGATAGGCTAGTAGTCATATCAGTAGTAAAATCTGTAATACCTATAACTGCTTTTCTTGGTAGTAATTTTACACCACCATATCCATATTCTAAATCATTTACTGCATTTTTACTTCGCCACACATGCACCATATCTTGATCCCAAAATGGAACACGGTAATTAAATTTGAAGTGTTTAATTAATTTTGCATCGCCGTCGACTACCCAAAACATATTTGTATCACACAATTCTGCTGCTGCAATATGAGCTTGATGTATTCCTTTAACATCACGTATCCAGCGTAATTTTACAGTAGGGTCTTGTGTTCTTATAATGTCTTGTAGTTCATTAAAGTGTTTGTCTGCATTTTTTTCTTTATAACTTATAAACGCAATATCATATGACGTTGGTACACTACTGTTTATTTTTATATCTTTTTTATTAGTAAAGAATCTTGATTTAAACTCACGCTCTGTTACAGGACGCTCTTTTGAAAACAATGTAACTCCGTCATACCAGTAGCTGTTTTGAAAACAGTGAGTAAGTTTTCTATGATAACTATCATACTTAGGAATATAATAATCAAATTTAAAATTATCACTAATATTTAAATCAGAATATACACCCCAAAACATATCTCCTGTTGCTTTCTCTAGAGCTTGTTTGTAATCGTCGAACGTTTCTAAATTAAATACTTCCCACTTCTTAGGATTACTAGCTACTATATCAATTTCTTTTTTATTTGTAAAGAATCTGTAATCGAATTCTCTTTTAGCAATTTTATTATTTTTGTGGCAAATAAAAATACCATCATAAGTTTTATTATTTTTAAAAACATGAACAACATCTTTGTCCCAAGCAGGAACTTGATATTGTGGAATATCAGTTGGAACTACATCATCAGGTATACATAGTAAGAAGTCTGAATGTGCAATTTCTTGTGCTGTAACAAGTCCGTTATAACTATCTAGTTTAACAATGTCGTAGGGCTTAGGTTGACTTGCTACTATATCAATTTCTTTTTTATTTGTAAAGAATCTATACTTCCATTCTTTGTTTGTTACGTTTAAGTTTTTAGGAAATAAGCATACACCATCATAGTGTTCGCCATTCTTAAATACATGAATATATTGGTTGTCCCATTCAGTAAGTCTATATGTAAAATCAAAGTCTTGAGTTAAGTGTAAGCAATCCCATACTACCCAAAAGTTTTTTGTAAGAGTCTTTTTATTAAGTATTTCATAGCTTTCACAGTTTTCTATTTTCTGTGCGTGTGGGAAACGTGCCTTGAAAATATTCCAAGAACTTACGTTAACCTTAGAATCACTAATAAAAAAGATATCATACATATTTTTTACTATAGTAGGTTTGACCTAGGTTCAATGCTTCGTCATATAGATCCATTGTATATCTACTTGCATCGGGTTCTAGCCAAACCCAATCAAGACCTAAGTTTAATTTAATTTCGTCTCCTAGACGTTTTATTTCAGCAATACATGCTTCGCTATCTTTTGAAAGATGTTCTGCTTTCTCTTTCCATATTTCGCCTAGCATTTCAAAATCTCTAACTTGTATATGATCCCAATCTGTGCAGTTGGTCATGTGTGTTCCTTGCCTTGCCCCTAGTATCGACATTATACCATTCTCTGCATGTGATCCAACTGTTGACCACATTCTAAGTCTATGAATATTATGCCACCAAATTCTTTCTTTAATTTCCATAGGTGGTAATTTTAGACCATCAAATAATGTCATTTTAACACCTTCTCGAAACCCTGCTCTCCATGCGTGGTATGGATTGCCATTTACTTTTGTATCGCTATATGTTACTGGAAAGTTTCTATAACCTGTTTCCCAACAAAAGTCAACTTGCGCTCTTTCGCTATCTGCATTTTCATGCGTTTTCATATTAAGTAAATGATCCTTAGACCATAACTTTAATCCGCCGTTTCCATAACGTAATCCGTTAACAGTATTCTTACCGCACCAACTATATACTTTAATTTCTTCTTCTGACATGTCTAGGTCAAGATTAAAATATTCAGGATATACTATGTTGTCTGCGTCAACTGTAAGCAACCAATCAGTTTCAGATTGTTCTGCACATGCTTTATGTGCATGATCACTTCCTTTTACACCGTGTACACGTTTAGCCCATGGTAACTTATTGCATAGATCTGCATAATGCAAATCAGCAAAAGGTTCATCATAAGATAAAAAGAATACGTCAAATTCAGCCACCCGCATTTAAATCTCCTCTAGTACATAGTTTTTAAACAGTCTACGAGTAAACACACTAAACTTTCCTGTAATGTCTACATCGTCAATTGTTACAGACTTACCTTCTAACTCTTCAAGTGTAACATCAAAAGTTTTTTGCGGAAAGTGTGGATCATTATAATCAGCAACTGTAAAAGATAAAGTTGTTTCACCTCCCCAAAATACATTTCTTGGTGTTGCTGGTTGCCACTGTTTTTCTAAAACTCTTGTACCACCATACTCTTCACTTAGTTCTACTGTAAGTTTACTGGCAGCTAAGTTATATGTAAGATAGATGTCTGGTTTTATTTCTTCATCTAAGTAACGCTTATCAATAATTCTATGTAGTACGTCATCAATTTTTGATAATACTTTTTCTTCTGTGATTTCAAACTTACCTTCACGAGTATCAAAAAAGCATTTACTAATATGAATGTCGCCGTCAATAATTTTGATAGCAAGATCTTCGTCAATCTCAACAACGTTTTTGCTATAATCCATTTCTATTGCCGAATACGGACCTACTGAAATTAGTTGTCCTGTATCTGGGTCAAATGCTGTACCAAATCTACGTGCTGGTTCTTCATAATTTTTAAGCCACTCGTCAAAGTCGGGCATAAATTCTTCTACTTCTTCCATGCTATTTCCTCCAGTACATTAATTGTTTCTAAATTCATTTTATCTTTTTCAACATAATGTACAATGTCGTTTTGTTGATAACTACCTATTTTTAATTTGCCTTTATCATTTAAGTAATATCCTACATGATCTGAAAACTTATCAGCATGCCATGGCCAATTTTGTACACCGCCTTTCATATGTACAACTCTTGGAAATCCTAACGGGTATGCAATATCGTCTGTGATATCTAATATCTTTGCTGCTATTGCAAATGCTTCATCAGTTCCTATAACTTTAGGTGTATGCTTTGTTAAAAACAAATTAGTGTATTCATTTGGATTGTCCATTATAGAACGCTGTAAATTAAAGAAGTCATTTGCTAATTTACTATTTTTTTTAAAGAATGTAAAGAATGAATATAAGTTTGGTAATTCATTTTTAGTAAACGTTCTTCTATAAAAATCATTAGTTACTACTTCTCCTCTATATGTATATGCTTTGTTAGCAACATACAGTTCAGAATTTTCAACAAAATAATCAATCCAATGACTGTAATCTCTAAAGAACAACATGTCTGCATCTAAACATACAGTGTGTTCCCACGGTGTTAGCTCGTCCATGTAAGAACGGCCGTCCCAAAAACCTTTCTTGTCCCATTCAATAATCTCATCAAACACCCAAGTAGATTCAAAATTTTCTATTTGAGTTTTATCATCAATTACTAATGCAACTTTATCGTAACCTTCTTTTTGTGTATTCTTAATACTTAATGCAAGAGCATATGCCATTTGTGCATAATTGTATTCTTTAGAAGTTGCAACAACAATTAGATATCCAAAGTTCATATCAACTCCATTAGTTTGTCAAAGTTTCTTTCAATGCTTTTTTTATTCATTACATGAACATCTTTGCCTGATGACGAAGCAAGTAGTTCTTCATTAGTTAACAAAAATTGTAATGTGTTACCTTTTACATCAACTAACATATCTCTATCTATTGTAGAAAACACTGACGGTAATTTATATTCTGTATCTGCTTCTTGAAATCCGTTTAGTATATGATTAGCTATTGCAAAACTAATATCGTTCCTATACAGTCTAGGATCAAAACGATATGTGTCTGCAAAGAACTTATAATTTTTTTGTATATATTGTACTAAATCAAAAAGTACTTTTGTTTGATCATTCTTGGTAAACATAACTGTTGTAGCCCAAAGCAATTTAACGCCAGTATCCGAAACATACTTGTCATGGTAACCTGCTCGTGTTCCTATTATGTCATTATACTCATGTGAGATTAAGAAGTCTTGTTCGACATCCCAATAACTGTTTAAAGTATCTGAAAATGTTAGATAATCACAATCTAACAATAGTGTTCTTTCATAAGGTGTAATATCCCAAACATTTGGTCTGTTTGAATTATCGAAAGGTACTGCTTCAAAATCATTTCCATCATGAAGATTTCTGTATTGCTGTGTTGGAGGACGCTCTACAAAAATAAGGCTGTCAAAGATTTCTTTTGCTTTATCTGCAGTACCTATTTCTTCCATATAATCAACAGTTGACTTATCTGTGATTAATGAAACTGGATAGCCGAGATGCTTTTTAGCAAGGCCGCCTGCGACCAATGCTAGTTTAGAATAGTCTAAACTTCGACTGTTATGTGCAAATATTACGATTCCTTTATCCATATTATACTTCTATAAGTTTTTCTACGGATCTGCTCTTTTTGAGCTTCTGGTATTCTTCGTAATATTCTAATGTTGATGTTGTGTATCTATCAAGTATGATATCTTTAAAATCTGCAAGATTTTCAATCAATATAGGATTATCATTAACATCAAGTAATACTACTCCTTCGGTTCTATCTACTGAAAGTAGCATTTGAACGAAGTTAATCAGTTCTCTATTGATCTTAAAGATGCCGCCATTAACACCGTATGTTAATCTAGCATCAATTTTTTCCTTTAAAGTTTTACGCTGTACAGCAAAAGTTTCTCTGTACTTGCTAAAATCCAAGGCTTTTTTTAGTTGTTCTTCCATATGTCCTCCACAGTTATAGTAGCACTTAATATTTATGCGCTGTACTGGGGGCTAGGAAATTAACTGAGTACGTATCCGCCTGGTGTTACCGCTGGCGTTTCAATATTGAATGCTTGTGATCCTGTGGGGTAAAGATTGATGGTACCGACTGCTTTTCTGGTAACAGTTTGAAGATAAAGTGAACCGGGACCTACTGTATCAGGTCCATAAGTACCTGGTCCTTGTTGCGGAGTACCTGATGTTGACGGTCCGCCTAATCCAACGTGATCGTCATTGTAAACTGCTGACATTTCTAGTTGATATGCACTACCACTTGAGTTATCTAATACCCCAGGTGTTCTTGCATATAATCTATAATAGTTTGCATTGTAAGGACTACTAGCAATAGCTGTATACCAAGGTGTGCTATAAACGTTTGTACATCTATAAAAGTTTCCATTATCATTAGGATTAACACCAGCTGCTGGTTGTTGTCCTCCAAATGTCTGTGTACTTGCTGTTTGCAGTAAACTTCTCCAAGAAGCGTCTTGGGCTGAACCACTAATACTGCTGAAACTACTTGTAAGTTGAATTTGTCCACCACTATTAAAAAAGTGTCTAGCGGCTAATGCTGATGACCATGTAAAAGTAACTAATACTTGAGCAGAAGTCGACCATGTACCTGTTGGCGATACTGCATTACTATGTGTTGTAGATGATGCTACCGCTGCAGGTGGTATGGTATATTTTGCAGCCTCTAGTGCAATAATTAAATCATTCCATCTTCTATAAGGCTGTGTATTGTATGTTCCGTCATTAGTAAGAGTATTTGCTTTAATTTTTTGAGAAGCACTAATGTTATTAGGCCAACTTCCCCAATTAGTAGGAGGATTTGAACCATATATATGCCTGTAAGCATTATACATGTCTGTAATTAACCTACCGTATTCTTCTACAGACACTTTTTGACCTTCTGAAACTCCTGCTGCATTCATTGTTTGGCCCCAACCATATAATACTGTGCCGTCAGCAGGGCCCATCACTTGCTCAAGGCGAGTGTATAATGCATTGTAGTCGTTTCTACTAATTGTTGCGTGTACGGTCGTCATATAATATCCTTAACAGCAGTATTTACTACAACAAGTGTCTATGTTGCACTAATGCTGGTTCCAGAATACGATGGACTCGTAATAGAAAATGCAGCACCACTTGGTTGTAATGTTCCTGTAGCTTTTAATTCTTCTACATCAATACTAAGTGTGCCGTCAACTTGATCGCCTGGCGCTGGTGCACCTGGATCAACGTAACTGTCAGTCAATAAAACCTTAAAGTTAAATACTGCGGCTGTTCCTGCGGAGTTACTTGCCACATCACACTTGCCTTGAATCTTGTAATTGTTTGCTGAATATGGCGTACTAGCAGATAAATTATATAAATCTTGGTATACATTTGTAAGCATGTATATATTATTCAGCCCGTCTGGTAATCTTCCGCCGATTACTTGTCTACCCACAGTTGAAAGTAAACTAGTCCATGCACCGTTTTGTGCTGTTGCTGATCCTAATCCTCTTCCTGTAGTAAATCTTAGTCTACTTCCAGAGTTCCAAAAATATCTTGCTTCATTAGCACTACTAAATGTTACAGTTATTACATATTCTGCACTTGTACCCCATGCAGATGTATAGCTTTTTGTATCTTTAACTGCCGCTGTTAGTAAGCCGGCATCGCAATCAAATCTTTCATTTCTACATTCGTCAGCAAGTGTGTTATATCCGTTAAAAGGATCACTTGATGATGCTGTAATAGGATCTCCAATAGAAGCAATAGTTGCTGTTGGTACTACTCCGTTTTGATGAAAATAAGCATTTACAATGTCAAACCGAATTGCATCAAAGTGTGACTTTAATACTGTTTGACCAGCAATGACTGTTGAACTGTTAACTGATTGTCCATATCCAAATGTACCAACACCGGTACCCATAACGTCAGAAATTTTGTTTCTCAGGCTGTTGAGGTCTGTTGATAGGATCTGTGTGCCTGTTGTTACCATTATAGTACTACCGCTTCAATAATTTTTGTTCCTGAGTTTGAATTGCTTTCTATTGCAATTGCAAATACGTCTGCATGACTGTCAGCTTTTGTAGCGTAACCTTCCGCAGCAGCAACTAATCTATCTCCTTTAGCAATACTGCCAATAACTTTAACTGGTACACGACCTTTAAGTGCAATGTATGTTCCATCTTCTAACCATGAATTCATCATAAACGCAGGTTGTGCTGAAACAACACCTAACGCTCTATCGCCCTCACTACATGCAGTAACTTCTGCGTTTCCGCCAACTGATACAACTGTACCAGCTTCATATTCTTTGTCTGCTAAATATTTCTCTGCTAAGTCAGCATATCTAGCTGCGGTTGCTGTACCTTGGAATAAGTTAGCAATTAAGTCACCGCTTGAATTTCTTGCAGCAATTGAACTTGCTGATGCTGTTGTTTTAGCAGTCTTATAATTAGGATCACTGTCTGTTGCAGTATCGTCAATTTTAATTCTATCTGCAAACGTTGCTGTACCGTTAAATGTATTAGCAAAAATTACACCTGACGAATCTCTAACAACAATACTGTTTCCTGAAGCAGGAACTGATACAGATGGTGTAATACCATTCAATGCACTTGCATCTGATGCTGTACCAGTCAAGTTACCTTGAACTGATCCAAACAATGTACCGTAAATATTTGCGCCTACATAACCAATGTTTTTAGTAGCACCGTCAATCATAACAGTTGAATCGTTAGCAAGTAAGCTACCTTTTGTATTACCTGTTACGTTACCTGTTACGTTACCTGTTAACGGCCCTGTAATTGCATCAGCATGTACTTCTGACCAAGCAAGTGTTGCTGTGCCTAATGTAAACGAACTGTCAATACCTGGAACTACTCCAGCTGCTGTAATATCTAATACATTCTTTCTTGTTGATCCGCCGTCATTAATAATAAAGTTAATAGGGTTACCAAGAACACTTTCAAAAACAATTTCGTCATC